AACCGGACGGCCACCGAGATCATGGCGATCGAGACGTTCCTCGGGCCGAACGGCCAGAACCTCTCTAAAGCCATCGTCAGTACGCTTTTCGATTTTCCGGCCCAGACGCCCGGCGGCACACTCGCGCCGGGCCTCAACGTGATCATGCTCACGCCCGTGCCGCCTGGCGTTAACGGGACCGACCAGAAGCACTACCTCTACATTCCGAACGGCACGGGCGCTCCCGAGGCCGTGCTGATCGCCGGCGGAACCGCGGTGGCCGGCGCCGCATCCGGCACGGTCATCGTGACCTGCGCGAACGCGCACTCGGGCGCCTGGACGATCCGCAGCGCTTCGTCCGGTATCCAGGAAGCCATCAGCGCAGTTGCCGGCGTAGGCGGCGCCGTGTCCGTACCGGCCGGCCAGTGGGATGTCTATGCGTTGACCACGATCCCGAAGCGGGTATCGGTGGTGGGCAACGACCGGCACGCCACGATTATCCGTAATCAGTCGACGACGACGGGCGCGTTCCGGCTCGATGCGCCGTTTGTGAGCGATTTCAATCAGTCGATGGGCCTGTTCAGCCTGACAATTGTGAGCTCCGCGGTGGGGAGAACGACGGTCGATGTTGCGGCGCCGGCGGTTTACGTATACGGAACCGGCCTGATGACTGTGGTGGCGGATCTAAGCATCTTCAACCATGATATTGGGATCCACCTCGCAGGTCCGCTCTACGCAGTTGTGGAGCGCTTTCGGATCTGGACCTTTGGGTATGCGGGAATTTATGTTGAATACGGCGACGGCAACTGGATCAGAAATGGTGTCATCGGGAATAATGATTCGACATCCCCTCCCATAGTTGGCAACGCTGGAATCAGGTGCAAGCACTTCAGTGGACTGTACGTCGATGCCGTAGATATTACTAAGTCGCATTTCGGAGTTCTGCTGGCGCCATCAGGGGGCACTTATTGCAGCTTTGGTTTTTTCAGCGATGTCCTCTGTGATACGTCGATCAGTGCAGGATGGTGGTTCGATGCCAGGAATGGTGGCGTTAATTCGATGCACTGCATCGGTTGCTGGGCATCCTTCTGCGGCATCCAATTTGCCGATAGCGGGCGTACAGATGGCGACGGATTTTTAATTAATGGTGGGGCTAGCTCCAGTGGATTCGCCTTCATCGGATGCCGCGCAAAATTTTGTGGCGGCAACGGATTTAATATCATCGGCGGTGCTCAGATCAAGGTAGTTGGGGCGGAGATCAACGCGAACTCGCAGGTTGGGCTGAATACCCGATCCGGCATTTCGATCGACAATACGGCCCAGCATGTGATTGTCGCCAGCAGCCAGATTGGCAACTATCAGGTGGCGCCCGAAGACGAGAAGCAGGGTGTCGGCATCCTCTTAGTTGGCGGGGCCGGAAACTATTTCTCGATCCAGGGCAATGACCTCACCAGGAATAACCAGGCGGCTCTCTTGATCCTGACGCCATTCGCACCATCTGCGTCGATTGTGATCGACGGCAACCTGGGTGTTGACGGTGTATGGACGACGTTGCCCTCGGCGGCATCGATCGCTTTGGGACCGACAAACTACTACAAGATCACCGGCACGGTGGCGATCGGCACCATCACCGGGGGATGGTCTGGCAGGAGAATCGTGCTGGCATTTACCGATGCCGTGCCGGGCGGCGTGATAGCCACCGGTAACGTCGTGCGGACACTGGGCGCAGCGCAGAACCAGAGGATGACGTGCGAGTTCGACGGTGCAGTCTGGTGGGTTCAGTAATCAGCCGAGCCAGGGAAGCCGCGCGTCAAGAAAACCAACGACGGCGACATTGCCGTTGCGATACTTCGCGACCAGTAATGGATCCCCTCCGGGCGTTTCCCCATGAGCAAAACGATCGAAGCCAGGAATAACGCTCCACTCCTTAATCCATGCGATCGATTCGAGATCTTCAGGATCTCGAATCTCGACCGTTGCTGGGCGCGGATCGGGGCATAGCGGCGGAATATAGCGCCTGAGCGAAGACACCGGAAGCATTATGGCACTGTTTGATTCAATCCTGTTCAATCAGGGACCATTCGGCGGCGGCGCAAGCGGCGGCCTGGCCGGGTTCCAGCCCGTTTCCAAACTGATCTATGCGGCCTTGCGCAAGGCGGCAATCACGCTCGGGCCGCAGCGCACGCCATCCTCGGCGCAGTTTCAGGACGCGATCGAGGAACTGAACCGCATGATCGGTTCCTGGAACTGCGACCGGCTGAACATCTATTCCATCTCGCGCAATCAGTTCCCGCTGACCGGCGCCGGATCTTACACCATCGGGCAAGTACCTGGCATGCTCGCCGATTTCGATGCGCCGCGGCCGCAGGCGATCGAGCGCGCGAATGTGATCAACGGCAGTATCCGGTATTCAGTTGGATTGGTAACGCCGGCGCAGTGGGCTGAGATCACTGTGCAAGCGCTCCCTAATACGATTCCGTATGTTCTGTACAACGACCGGGCCTATCCGCTCTCGACGCTCTTTCTGTACGGGCAACCGGTGGGCGGCATGGAGTTGGAACTCTACACGTGGTTCGCCATCCAGACGTTCCAAAAGCTGGAAGACGTCGTGATGCTTCCGCCCGGTTACGAAGACGCACTGGTGCTCAATCTCGCCGTGCGACTGGCGCCGCATTTCCAGCGGCAGGTGAATGTGGACGTGCGCAACGATGCGCAGAAGTCACTGATGCGGATCGAATCGATCAATGCGCCGCGGCCGATCGCCAGCACCGGCGCGCTCGGGTGCGGCGGCCATCACAACTTCAACATCTACAGCGGCGAATAGATGAAGATCTCACTGGCAGGGCCATCCTACACGCTCCAGAGCGTCGTAGCCGCGGCGCAGCAGACGGTCAACTGGTATCCGGAGACGCTGGCCGTTCCGGACGAACCGCGGCGCCAGGTGCTCTTCGGCCGGCCAGGGCTGAAATTCTTTGCGCAACTCACGCCTACCAAACTCCGCGCCATGTGGGGCGGCGGCGGCCGTCTTTTTTGCGTCCACAACGATAAATTGTCGGAGGTCCATGAGAACGCCAGCATCACCAGTACGGCAAAGGTGATGTTCCAGGGTTCCGGCAATCCGGATCCGGCGCAGATCTTCAGCAATGGTCATCAGCTAATGGTCATCACCGGCGGCCTGGTCTACATCGACAACGGAGCGGGTCCGGACCCGGTGCGGTTTTCCGTTGGCGGGACCGCATCGGCAAACGGGACGACGAACAATGTTCACCGGCTCACTGGGCCGCCGTTCGATGCCGGCTCGATGAACGGCCGCGTTCTGCGATTCCAGGGTACGGTATTCACCGGCGTGAACGTCACCGGGCCGAATGACATGACGGTCACGCCGATACCGGCCGCCACCGCAGAGGATACCTGGACGATCGATTCCGGCGCCTTTGTCGATGCCGTGACCGGCGGGTTCCTCGACGGCTACTTCATCATCAACCGAGTGCCGCGGCCTGATCTTCCGCAGGACCAGGATCCGGGCAGACAGTACAACATCTCCGGGCTGTATGACGGCACGTTCTGGGATGAACTCGATTTCGGCGTGAAAGAGGGCGGCCCGGATTACATCAACTCGATTCTCTGCGATCACGAGGAAATAGTCCTATTCGGGCGCGAAACCACTGAGGTCCATACCAATATCGGCATCACGCTCGACAGTGCCGGCGTGGCGTCGTTCCCGTTCCAGCGCGTTCCCGGCGCATTCATCAGAGACGGCTCGGTATCGGTCTTTGCGCCTTGCTCCGTAGGACCGTACATTTGCTGGCTCGGCGGCACGCCGAACGGCCAGACCGTCGCCTACCGCGCCTTGGCGTTCCAACCGGAACGCATCTCCACACATGCGCAGGAGGAGGCGTGGAACGGGCCGAACTTCAAAGTGAGCGATGCCGTTTCGTACTGCTATCTCGAGGGCGGCCACCTGTTCTGGGTGCTGAATTTCTGGCAGCAGCAGCAGACGTGGGTCTACGACATGACCGAGGGCGCGTGGCATGAGCGGGCCGGCTACAACCCGGTGATCACGCAGTGGATGGAAAAGGCGAGTTTCATCCGCTACCAGCCGTGGTTCCATGCGTTCATCCCCGAGTGGGGCCAGGGCGGCAAGCATATTGTGGGCGACCCGGCCACCGGCAAACTGTACGAGCAGAGCCTGAACTTCTACGACGACGACGGCGTGGTGATCCAGTATCTGCGCGCCTTCCCGCATCTGCTCAACGAGGACCGCTACCACTTCCACCATCGTTTCGAGGCTTATCTCGAGACGGGCACGGTGACCGGCGCCATTCCGGAAATGGTGATTGGCCTCGATTGGAGCAATGACCGCGGGCACACGTTCCTGGCCGTGCCGCAGTTCCAGGGCTCAGGCATCGCCGGCAATTACAGCAAGCGCCTGGTCTGGCGCCGCCTCGGCCGCTCACGCGATCGCGTGTACCGTCTCGGCATTCAGGGAAAGGGCAAGGTGGCTGTAACGGATGCGTTCCTGGAAGCCACGCCCGGATTTGCATAGATGGCGAATAGCCTGATCATCCCCCCATATCGCGCCGCACTGTTGACCAATGCCGATGGCTCGCCCGTCGTCCGCAATGGCGCGAACGGCGACGGTGACCCCATTGCGACGGAACGCCAGTGGTACATGTTCTGGCAGGAGATGGCGAAACAGGTCAATGACGGCTCGGGCCTGCTCGCCGGGCTTGCAGGCATCGTCGATTATGGCAGTCACGCCGAGCGGCCGGATCCGCAGTTCATTACGGATGGCGCCCTGTACGTCGAATGGGACCGCGGATCCGTCCTCTATCAGAACCAAGGCGGGATCTGGCAATATATTGCCGGCACGATGTACGGCACTCTGGCGCCGGATCAGCGGCCAACCGACCTCGGGCCGGCCGCCGATGTTGGTTTCCAGTTCAGGACCAGTACAGACCCGGCGCGGGCTTTCGCCTGGTCTGGGACCGCGTGGATCGAAACCACGCCGATCCGTTATGGCACGCACGCGGAACGCCTGGCGGCGACGATCGCGAACCTCGTCTCTGGAATGCTCTGGATGGAGACAGATCGCGGATCCGTCATTTATCAGAACCAGGGCGGAACGTGGCTGTTCCTCACCGGCACCATGTGGGGCACTCTGGTGCCCGATCAGCGGCCCACTGACCTCGGCGTACACGATGCCGGCTTCGATTTCCGGAGTACGGCGCCGCCGCCGCGGGAATTCATCTGGAACCAGACCGCATGGGTCGAGGTTACGAACATCAGCGGTGCGACGGGCCTGACACACGCCAACGTAGTTACGAAGGTTGGCGCGGCGGGTCAGATCGTGGAAGGCGGAATCACTGACGAGAGCGCCGCGAATAGCGACAATGTGCATGTCAACGCCGCGGGCGACGTGGGTATCGGGAATCCCGGCACGGCACCATTCCCAGGTGGCGGCTTCAAGCATTTGACGGTAGGCGCGATCGCCAGTGCGCTGCAACCGGCGATTAACCTGGCGACGAGTACGACTGGCGCTATAGGCCATACCATCAATTTCGCCAACTACGGGCTGGCGAGCAGTGACAAGCGCTTCGCCATGATTTTGTGTACGACGCCGGGCACTGCGCAAACTGGCGATTTCTCGGTCTATACCTGGAACGCCGGCGTCTTTGGGCAACGCTTGTTCATCAGCGCAGACGGCAAGGTGGGGATCGGTAACGGGAACCCCTTGTCGCGCCTTTCAGTCGTTGGTCTGCCAACTTCTGCGGCCGGCCTGGCCAGTGGTGACGTCTGGCGGGACGCAGCCGCCGGCAATGTCCTCAAAATCGTGCCGTGATCCATATCGAACGCTCCACAGACTATGCGCTGATCCGCGGAATCATGGCGCATCCGGGCGTCTACAGCCACCTGACCGATGACTACTCGCCGGCAATTGCGGACTTTGTGCCGCTTCAAAGCGACGGCCTCTGGTATCTCGTGGTTTGGGACGACGCCGAGCTGCTCGGACTCTGGATGCTCGTGCCGCAGAATGCGGTGTGCTGGGAGATTCACACCGTGCTGTTACCGAATGCGTGGGGCGACCGGGCGCACCGTGCCGCGCAAGCGGTCCTGGAATGGATCTGGACGAACACACCGTGCCGGCGGGTTGTGACCAACGTGCCGGCGGAAAACCGCCTCGCCTACCATTTCGCATTGTCCGCGGGCCTCGAGCAGTACGGCGTTAACGACAGGTCATTCCTGAAGCACGGGCGGTTGCAGGACCAGATTTGTCTCGGCATCAGCCGGCCGCAGCAGTTGCCGTTGTTTGAGGCCGCAGAAACATCGATTCCCGGCGATTCCAGCCTCGTGGCGCAATCGACGGGTCCGAAGGAGGGGTAAGTGCCAGCAATCGCGATTCCGGCCGCCATCAGCGCGGGCAGTTCGATCCTTGGGGGAGTCCTCGGGTCGCGCGCCAGCAAGAAGGCCGCGCAACTCCAGTCCGACCAGGCGAACCGCTCGGCCCAGGAACTCAAGGACGTACTGGCGGATTACAACCCGCGGATCGGCGCCGCGGCCGATACCGCGGCCGGCAACGTCAACACGGCAACCGCCGCCGGCCAGGCGGATATCCGCGACGCGGTGGGCGCCGGCCAGGGGCGCATCGATACGGCGACCGGGCAGGCGATCGGATATCTCCAGCCGTACATGGACGCCGGCGGCGAATCGCTCACCACGCTGCGCGGACTGATGGGGCCGGGCGGCGACCTGAACAAGCAGTTCACCGCAGCGGACATGCAGGCCTACGATCCGGGCTACTCCTTCCGGATGGAGCAAGCCGCCAAGGCGTTGCAGGGATCCGCGGCCGCGCGCGGTGGCGCACTGGGCGGCGGGGTGCTGCGATCGCTCACCGGGCTATCTCAGAATCTGGCCTCGAGCGAATTCGGCGCAGCCGAGGCGCGGTTCCGGGCGCAGCAGGGCGACCGGTTCAACCGGCTGAATACCCTGGTGAACCTCGGCGCGAATACTTCCGGCCAGGCCGGCGGTTACGCGATGACCGGGGCGAATGAGGCCGCCAACCTCGGGCTCACCGGCGCCACCTCAGCCGCGGACCTCGGATACCGCGGCGCGACGACCGCCGGCGGTTTCCAGACGGATGCGGCGGGCCGGATGGCGACGAACGCTTTGACTACCTACGGAAACATCGAAGACTTGCTGACCGGCGGCGCCGCGGCGCAGGCCGCAGGCAAGGTAGGGGCCGCGAATGCGTGGGGCACTGCGCTGGGTGGCGTGG